AAAGTTATTACAGGCCCTAGCTACAGCAAGCTGTACATGGTGGATCACGCAGGCGCTACCAGCGCAGTAACATTTAAAGCTGCTGGTCAAACAGGGGTTTCTATCGCTGTGGGTGAGAAGTGTTTTGTCTACTACAACGGTACGGACTACATCAAAGTAGCTACCAGCACGGGTACAGGATCAGGATCAGTCACAAGCGTAGCAGCGACAGTCCCAAGTATTTTTAGTATTGCAGGCAGCCCAATTACTACTAGTGGCACTCTGGCAATGACTTACTCGGGGGTTCCTTTACCCGCAGCCAATGGCGGCACAGGTGTAGTTAATAGCGCTGCCATGACAGTAACGGGTTCAGGCAACTTTGCCTACACAAGAACGCTGACAGGCGTAACAAACGTCACATTTCCCACAACGGGAACATTATCTACTTTGGCGGGCACAGAGACTTTAACCAACAAAACCATAGCTTTTAGTAACAACACTTTGTCTGATGTGGCTAGTTTATCTACAACTCAGACATTCACGGCTACTAAGACCTTCTCCGGCTCATCATCTGCTCAGGCTATTGTTTTAAACGATGCGGCAGAAGTCGTAACTATATCAGCCACAGCAGCCACAGGGACAATCAACTACGACATCACAACTCAGTCTGTTTTGTACTACACAACTAACGCAAGTGCTAACTGGACAGTTAACTTCAGAGGCTCAAGCGGTACTTCATTGAATACATTGATGACTACAGGCCAGTCAATGACTGTGGCTTTCTTGGTGACTCAAGGCGCTACTGCTTATTACAATAACGTAGTTCAGGTAGACGGCTCAACTGTGACCCCTAAGTATCAAGGCGGTACAGCGCCAACGGCGGGTAATGCTTCAAGCGTGGATGTGTACATGTACACCATCGTCAAGACGGGCAGTGCGGCGTTTACTGTCTTTGCTTCACAAACCCAGTTTGCTTAAAGGACAACCATGCCATTAGTACAAACAAGGGGCGCGGCATCGGCTCAAGGCTTTGGTGAGTTTGCACAGAGCGGCCAAGTCAACTACATTGAGGATGTGTTCTCCTGTTTTCTTTATACGGGTAACGGCTCTACACAGACCATTACCAACGGGATTGATCTGGCAGGCAAGGGTGGGCTGGTTTGGTGTAAAAGTAGATCTGCCACAGGAAATAACGGTTTAACAGATACGGTTAGAGGTACAGGAAATTCTAGCACCACATCTGGCGAACTTTATACAAACACCACAACCGCTCCGGGAACTACACCGGGGATGCGTTATTCAGATGTAACATCCTTTAACTCTAACGGCTTTGGTCTTAGCTACGTAACTAGCACCGAAAATGAAAACGGGATTACATACGTCTCATGGACATTCCGAGAGCAGGCAAAGTTTTTTGATATTGTGACTTATACGGGAACAGGCTCAAATACAACAATTGCCCACAACCTTGGCTCTGTGCCGGGGTGCATTATTATCAAATCAACATCAACTGCAGGTGATTGGTACATCTATCATCAAAGTTTAGGAAACACGCAGGTTCTTAATTTTAATACTGACCCCGCTTTTACAGGCGCAACATATTGGAACAACACTACACCGACAAGCACAGTTTTTTCAGTTGGCACAGGCGCACCAAATCAGTCTGGTGAAACATACGTAGCCTACATCTTCGCCCACAACGCAGGAGGCTTTGGCCTGACGGGTACGGACAATGTGATTTCGTGTGGGTCGTTTACTACAAGTGCTGGCGGCGTGGCAACAATAACGCTTGGGTATGAACCACAGTTTGTAATGATTAAGCGAACCGACAGCACGGGCGACTGGATCATGCTGGATCAAATGCGCGGATTTGATGTGTTGGGATTAGACGCAACACTTCTTGCCAATTCATCCGCCGCTGAAACTGCAAACCAAGAGCGCGGAGAGCCAACTGCGACAGGTTTTTATATACCAAGCAATTATGGTAATAATGCAACCTACATCTACATAGCCATACGCCGTGGCCCGATGGAAGTGCCTACGGTGGGTACAAGTGTGTTTAGTCCTATTGCCTCTGCTGCTGCTGGTGGAACTCAGTTAACAACAAACTTCCCCGTTGATTTGCAAATGTATGGGATTCGTGCTGGAGATGCTGCAAACATCACAACAAGCGACAGACTGCGTGGTGTAAGCACAACTAGCACAGCAGGTGGCAACTTCATTGTTACTTCATCTACAGCGGCTGAAACAGGTGGCTCTTACACAAGGCAATGGGGTAATACTGGTTTTGTTATGCCAGCAGGGATTGGAAGTCAGGACGGCATTTTTTGGAACTTCCAACGCGCCCCATCTTTTATGGATGTGGTTTGCTATACAGGGACGGGAAGTAATACAACTCAAACTCATAACTTGGGCGTTGTTCCAGAATTAATAATAGTAAAACGCAGAGACACAGCGGCAGATTGGGACAGTTATTCTTCTGCGCTTGCAAACACTGAGTATCTTGTTGTAAACACTAATGCCGCTAAAGATACAGGCGCAACAAGATGGAATAGCACAACTCCCACCGCTTCTGTTTTTAGTATTGGAACAAGCACTACAACCAATGCAAGTGCGGGAACTTACGTTGCTTATCTCTTTGCAACCTGCGCTGGTGTTTCCAAAGTAGGCTCATACACTGGCACAGCAACAACACTTCAAATTAATTGTGGCTTCACAGCAGGTTCACGGTTCGTACTCATCAAGCGCACCGATTTTGTTGGTCCTTGGTACGTCTGGGATTCAGCCCGTGGCATTGTAGCTGGTGACGACCCATATCTGATTATTAGTAGTACAGCCGCTGAAGTGACAAACACTGACTATGTTGATACCTACAATGCGGGGTTTGAAATTACTAGCACAGCACCAAACTCTATTAATGCAAACGGTGGCACATTTATCTTCTTGGCAATCGCATAAGGAAAAATCATGCAAATTAGAATTCAACAATCCGGCGCAGTCATGTACGAAGCAGAATTTCGTGCGTACACCAAAGCCAACGATGGCCCAACATGGGGCATAACAACAACTGAAGTCTTGGAAAGCTTGGGCGCTGACGTAGTGTTTGAAGGCCCGCAAGCCCAGCCAACCCGTTATCAGGTGGCGTTCCGCGATGGCGTTGAGCAGATTGAGGGTAAATGGTACACAAAGTACAGCGTCTCCGATATGAATCAAGAAGCCAAAGACGCTTTAGATACAGCGCAGGCCAAGGCCATACGCCAGCAACGTACTGAAAAACTTAAAGACAGCGACTGGACACAGATTGCTGACAGCACTGCGGATAAAACTGCATGGGCAACATACCGCCAAGCACTGCGTGACATTACTGCGCAAGCTGGGTTCCCTTGGACAATCACTTGGCCTGAGACACCCTAATGATCTATGCGCTGGCTTTTAATGCTCTTTTTGGTGTTTCTACCGGGAGCAGCCAGCCAAGATAGAAAGACGGAATACCGCTGTGTACGTTGGGCTTGGACAGGAGATGTGTATAACCGTAAAGTAGTATGCCTTGAGTGGCAAAAGGTTAGAAGATGATTGATCCGATCACGGCGCTAGAAGGGTTGCAAACTGCAATCAGTGTCGTTAAAAAAGCTAGTAAAGTTGCTAGTGATCTGGCAGGTTTAACTCCGTCAATTGCCAAGCTCTTTGATGCCAAGTCAACCGCTACCAAGGCTATGCTCCAAGCCAAGCGTACGGGCGGTAAGTCTAACCTTGGTGCGGCGTTACAAATTGAGATGGCTTTGGATGAGGCCAAGCGGTTTGAAGAGCAGTTAAAAATGTTGTTCATGCAAGCTGGACGCATAGACGTATGGAATGCAACCAAAGCCCGTCAAGCTGAAATGGACAGGGATGATGCCAAAGAGATGGCGGCTTTACACGCCGAAGAGAAAAAGCGCAAAGAGGACGAGGCCGAACAAATGCAATGGGCAGTTGCCATTGTTATTATTGTGATGTTTGTTGGTGCATCAATGAAGTCTCTGATCTGTGTGCTAGATCAAGGTGTGGTCGGTGAATGAGTACCAAAAACAGTTTGACCTCTTCCTTAAAGTCTTTGTGCGGTTGTGCATTGCTTGGTGGGTGCTTGGGCTTTTGCGGTTCTTGCCTGACAATCTGTCAGACAAGATTGTCAATAAACTACTTGGAATGATTGGACTTGGGTGACCAAAGAAAAATCTACTCTCAGTACGGTGCTTGGCTATGTAGACAGCCCGTTTAAACTGTTTGCAATCCTTGTCATGGGGGTTGTGGCGTTTGTGGGTTATGTGTTTTGGCAGAACCAATCGTTCTTGATCTCTGCGTATCAAGAGCAAAAGAAGATGCCAAGCATCAATGAAGAGCGAACAGATGATGCGGCTTCTGTGCTGTTTAAACAAACAGACGCTAAGTTTGTGGCTATCTTCAAGGTCAACCCCATATTGGGTACTCGGATTCTATACAGGCTGTATACCAAGGATGGTCGCAGTAAAGAGTTAGAAGGCTTGGATGTTGGGCTGTTTACAGCCAACCACGCAAACAACAACGATGTTGTAAAGCTAATGGCAGGGGATGTCCCTTGCGGGCAGTATTTGCGCCCACAAAGTGAATTGGGTATTTGGTACATAGGGCAAGGAGTTGGTTACACTTGCCGAATATCTGTACCCCCAGATCGCAGTCGATTTATAGGGCAGGTTACAGCAGGGTGGTCTACTCAGCCTGACAACATGGAACACATCATCTCAATGATGGAAATTTCAGCGACAATGTTAACTAAAAGAGGAAACTAATGCTAACCCTTATCTCAACCCTGATTTCGTTTCTCATGGGCGGCTTGCCCAAGTTGCTGGACTTCTTCCAAGACAAGGCTGACAAACTACATGAACTAAATCTTGCTCGGCTACAGATTGAGCGTGAATTGGAACTGCGTAAAGCAGGCTTTGAAGCGCAGGAGCGCATTGAGAATATCCGGTCAGACCAGTTGGCAACCGAGAGCGCAGCCAACACCCAGCAAATTCTGATTGGCGCACAGCAAGCGGAGATGCAGGCAATCTACGCCCACGATGAAAGTTTAAACGAGGGCACATCCCAGTGGATGAAGAACCTGAGAGCCAGCGTTCGCCCAGTCATTACTTATGGTTTCTTCTTTTTGCTTTTGTTTGTGGATGTTGGCCTGTTTGCCTACGGCTGGCACAGTGGCGCTACGTTCGTAGAGTTAGCCGAGATGCTGTGGGACTCTGATACCCAAGCCCTGTTTGCTTCTATCATTGCTTTCCACTTTGGTGGTCGG